TTATTTCCTCTATTAGTTTTTCGATTTCATTCGTCATCTTCAAATTTAAAAAATTCAAGTCGTTGTTTAATTAGGTCTATTAGTGTTCGTTGCATTTCTTGGCTTTCATTAGGGTAAAGATTAAATTTTTGGTCTTCTAATTTCATTGCCATATCAAAGAATAATTCAAGTTCCACTAGGGTTTGTGAATCTTCAATTTCCTCAATGTCGTCTATATTTGTTTCATCAGCCATACTACAAATTTACGATTTTATAGCCACCTATTAAAATATGTTTGTAATTCGTGCTATTTGCCCTTGTTCTTTGTGGTGGATAAACGCTTCTATTGCTTTAGGTGCGTGTTGATACCCATTTCTATGATGCCAACTATCTGTACCTGATGGGCTTCTAAAACTTTCAACACAAACACTACCGTAATCCTTTGCTTTCTTATGATGGATGTGAGAAATATAAACGTATCTATGTTTTGATGTATGCCAATGCTCTGATGCCTCTTGTGCCATAAGTAAAGGTAAATCAGTTTCTTTTGCTCCATCGCCATGAGTAGTACCTATTAAATTACTACCATACTGGAAATACTTTCTATGCTGAATACCTACGTTAAACGTAATGTTTTTGCAATTTCTAAACCAAGCGTTTATAGTTTGTGCTAAAAAGAATCCATTTGTATAATCGTGATTAGAACTATCAAACTGAATGTGTATAGGTGCTATTTGCATAAGCATTTCAATAACTTCAATGTATAGCTTTTGAGCAAGTAAAAAATTATCAAACCACATACCATCGGTATCTTGTGGAGTTCCACTCGTTGTCGTTCTTTTAGTGTTATCAACGTGTAAAATATCATTTCCTATAACGAATAATATCTTATCAATATTAAACCCTTTAGACTTCTCTAAAATGCCTAAAATACCATCCTTTACTCGTTTTATAATTAGGTCGTTATTATGTGCATCATTCGTTTCAAATTCACTTGCTAATTTACCTATATGGATATCAGCAGGATTGATAACTAAAAGGTTTGCATCCTTTAACTTTGGGTACTTGATTGCAGGGTATTGTATTTTCTTTTTGTCAATATAAGCGAATAATTCCTTTTCAAACAAATCAAAAGGTTTAGTTTTATTACCAACGAATAAAGAGAAATGCTCACTCTTAAACCAATAGTGTTTTACCTCATCTTTTGGTATTCCTTTTTCTTCACACTCTTTCAGTAGTGCATCGTGCTTATCTCTATACTCGTTAATGATTGCTAACTCATCTAAAGTAACTGGAATTGTTTTCGTTTCAAGTGTTTCGTTATCTCTTAAATAATCCCTTACTGATTGTCTAGCACTTTCAGTACTTTTAAAAATATTAGGGTATTTAGATTTTAGATACTTTGCGTATCCTGCCTGACTTTTGTCTTTATTGAAAACATCTATATTAGTTTCAATAATTTCTTTTCGTGTCATAAGTTTCGTGAATAAAGTGAGATTTCTATATCGTTTGCTAATGTTATTTCATCTTCTGATACGATGCCCTTAATAATTCCGTAGTAGGTAATTATTCCATTCCAGCATATTATATCCATATTGTCGAACTGCATCGGTGCAATTTACAAACGAAAAACTACTAAAACAAGTATTTTATTACATTTAGAATTGTTCTAAATTGCGAAATGATAGAATTAGTTACTATAATACAATTCTGCTTCGGCTTTTCTTCTTCTCGTAAGCCCAGAGATTTCTTTTCCACCTGCTTTATTCCATCGTAGAAACTGATTAAATATAGCTTCTGATGTTGGCATAGCCTTAACAATTTTTAATAGCGTAGAGGTCTTTAAATTGCCTAATCCACAATTATAAGCGAATGATACCAAAGCATCAAATTGGTTTTGATTTAGTTTAGTGTTTCCAATTAAGGAAACTACTCCCTTTTCAAACTTCTCTAAATCGTATTTAAGATATTCGATTGCTACCCGTTCGGGTATAATTTTATCTTTTATACTAATTTTAACCCCGTTAGGGTATATTGTTGTCCCGTACCCAATAGTACATACCCCAATTACATCTAAATAGGGTTTACTACTAAACCCCTCGAAGCCTTTAATAAAGTTTACTCCGTTTTCGCTTATTTTATACATAAACTACATCTATCATTTCGAGTGTACTGATTTTGTATTAGTCCAAAACTTAATGCCTACTAACAAAGCAGTAAAAATAAACGTAACCCAGTATTTAGGTTTATCACTTATCGGCATAGAATCTAACATCGGCTGAATAGCCACTAATAACACAAGGGCAAAATCGCCAACTTGTCGCCAATACTTTGGTGTTGGCTCTGAATATTTCTTTGATAAACTCATTTTAAATAGTCTTTAATTATTGGTAAAATTTTAGAACCTAATGGGATAGTACCACAAGATAATATACCTACAAGCATCCACATATACTTTTCTAATTTCAATAATTTCTTTTCAAGATTACTCAAACGAGTTATTACACCAGCACCAGTCAAATCAGTATCAACTAAAGTATTGTATAAGCCATCTACTTTATGTAGCACCTCTGTCATTTGAGCGTTTAGCCGTATTAGTTCATCCCTTTCGCTCATAACTTCTTCAAATATTCATCTATATCGTGGTCGTAAAATGGATTAAACTTTTGCCCTTTACTCCACGCCTTTAAATGTGATTTTATCCTATCAAAAAATTTAATACTACTATGTTTTTTCCCATCGTAATCTAAATAAACTAATTCGCCAAAATGCTTATAACCTAAACTTGGTAACTGCGTAACGATGTCGTTATTGTTTCTTACTCGTATATGGTTTACTTTTACTTTAGCGTGTTTATCCATAACCATAGGGCATCCATAAGTAACAGTAGTCCCCTCAATGTATAACCCTGAAATAAAAGCTAAAGCACCACCGTAAGAATGTCCAGTGAAATAAATAGGTTTATCTAATGGTAGGTTATCTCTTAACTCCCTTGCAATTGAATCCCACGATTTTTTAAAACCTTTGTGCATCTTACCATAAACCGTACTCGTAAAACTTGCTTGAAGATTATACGCCCAGTCTTTATGCTCATCAGAACCTCTAAAAACAACTACACACGCTTCGCCAACTTCAAGTATATAAGCCTGAACTCCACGCTTGTCAATGGTGTGCAAGATTTTATAATCAAACACACCACTATAAGCACCTTTACTTATCTTCGCTAACTGCTTTAACATCTAATTGTTGTTGAAGTTGTCCGATAGCATTTGCAATAGTTACTGCATCTTGTAATGAGTAACACCCTTTTTGTTGTGCGATTTCAATCGCCTGAATTAATACTTTTAAATCTTCCATATATTTTTAAACGTTTGTTGCTAATAAATAATAAGTTACTCCACCGATAACCATTGTTACCTTATGTGTGCTTAGTGTTGCTACCGATGAAGTTACTGTGTTACCAATTGATAACGCACCTGAAACACTTGCCGTACCTGTTACTTGAAGTTTCTCTGCTCCAGCCGTTGCCGTTGTAGAACCAATTTGTACGTTGCCGTTAAAGTAATTCGCAGCAGTACCTGCCATATAAATATTCCAACGACCTGTAGCTGCAGCTAAATGCCCATAAAACCCATAGTTATTAGTACCACCTGTCATACTTGAATCTACTGTATAACCTGCTAAATTCGTAACAGTAGAGCCTGCACCAATGGAAGTTCCCTCTGCATAGAAATTACTTATATTTGTAATTAGAGTGCTTGTTAGCGTTCCAACTGCTACTCTAATACCATTTAATCTTACTGTAACATCAGTAGATGCTGAAAATATTCCTGACCATCCATTTATACTTGTTGCTCCTGTTGTGTTTACGTTTGAAGATATAAATGAAGTGGATGAGGGGGTATTACCTATTCCTATTTTAGTAAATTGTGCAGTTGAGCTTCCTGTTACTGCACCTGTAATAGTTGCAGTTCCATTCACCCTAGCACTACCACCTATGATGAAGTGTTCTCCTGTATCGGTAGCACTTGCAGTTTGAATATCTCCTGTAGAATCAATATATAGGTTATTAGCATTACCAACTCCACTTAACACCAAGCCTGCTTCTCCACGAACCATAAATGAGCCATTCTTGCCCGAAACAAGACCATTTGCTCCACCCACAAAACCTACGGTAGTTGCTGCTTCACTCCATCTTACTGACGATGCTCCTGCAGTTCCATAAATATGCATCATACCTGATAGAGGCGATGTTGTTCCAATACCTACTCTATTATTCGTAGAATCTACAAAAAAAGTATTTGTGTCAACTGTTAAGTTTCCAGTAACAACACTGTTTCCAGTTGTCGTAACATTACTTCCACTTTGTGTTATTAGTGAATTGGCTAACGTATTTGAAGCACCAAATAAAGGTACTGTTCCACTTGTTCCACTAATTGCCGAAGTTGGTACTGCACTAACATCAGTAGCACTCAAAGTAACGATGCCAGTATATCCATTAACTGAAACTACAGCATCGGTATTATCTACCTTTTGCCAAGCCGTTCCATTAAATATAGCCCAATCTCCTAATTCCCACGTTGTAATTCCGTTTAAGTTAGTCGAACCAGCAAAAGAAACCACATAGTAAAATCCTTGCGTTCCAACACTAGATGTTAACGTAGGTGTATTCGTTGATGCGTTCCAAGTACCTTGATACTCCACACCACCTGCTAATCCATTTACTTGATTTTGTAACTTTCCAACTGCAGTTAAAACCGAATCGGTAGAAACGACTGCTGAACCCGTTACGCTTAATCCAGTTAAAACTTTACCGACTACTGAACTATTTTTTAATGTAGGACTTGCATAGTTACCCTCTAATTCCCCACCTGCTGCAATACCCTCAATCGTTGTTAAATAGGTGCTATTATCGTAACTCAAAGTAGTTCCAGTTGCTTTTACAAATCCAGTCCCATTTATTTGAGTTTGTTGGATTGCAGTTGCTATGTCGGTAGTAATATCGTAAGATACGTTATCCCCACTTGCAGAGTTTACTGCTATCTCATCTAACTTATTTACTGCACAAGCCTTAACAACTAAAACTAGCGTACTTCCTACTGCGTTTGTTATAGTGTATTCTTGCCCTATAATTAATTCCGAAGCACTAATTAAAGTCTGTAAAGCAGTCCTTGTTAAACTTCTATTAAATACATTTTGAGCCTTAATGTTTGCGAAATCCGTTGGACTCCCTGACATTAAAACATCATCCTTTTCAAGGTATGTTAGCTCTACGGTTGGGTCGTTAAATTGTGGCATATCTAATTTATTATATAATTTCCTGATTCATCTGTAATAGGTTGGAATTGCTCATCGTAGATTATCTCATCTCTACCTGCATCTTCTTCTGCTATTATTTTTATGTATTTTCTTCGCTCGTGTACTATCTGAAAAGCGTGAATTACTAATATTCTATTTTCAAATTGTATTCTATTTTTTTTGTTCAATGGAGGGTAATCTTCGTACCTTATCAAAACCTCATAAACTTGGTTTAACGTAATTTGCGAACCATCCACACCCCTCGAACCACTTAATGGCGTAACCTTTGCCCATAACGTAATATCAGTACGCTCTGTGGCATCCGTTCCACCTGCTCCATCCGATACGGTAGAGTAGTTAATCAAACTTATTTGGTCACGTAATTTACCTATCATATTCCTAATAATGTATTTCGTGAGTAACTTTGTGCCATTCTTTTAGCATCATTCGATAACTCGTTAAATGTACCCTCTATATCGTAGTTTTCTCTATTCTCGTAGCTTGTCGCAACCTCTTTCAAAATTGCCACTTTTAAGGCTTTAGGAAGCGTTGTAAATCCTGCAGTATATGTTATAGTAACTCCAGTAGAGTTTACGCACCATAGGTACTTATATTCAAGCCCTTTAGTATCGTAGGTTAATGTATCCCCTGCATCGTTTATACAAGCACTCACAACTGCATTAGGTTGGTAAGGAATTTCTGCCCATCCATCCAATACATCCCATCTACATTTTAAAGTCTTTGCACCAAATGAAAGGTTTGTAAACTTTTCTAATCGCTCACGAGCATCTGTTATTAATTCGCTAATCAAAGTATCTTCTGCCGTTGTCGTTATTCTTAAATAAGTCCTAGCTTCTGCTACTGTAACTGGTTCACTCGCTAAATCTGTAATTATCTTTACTTCCATTATTGTACCGTTAATGCTGTTAAATCTGTATCGCTTAATTGGTCTGCAAAATACATCTGACCTATTATTCTATTATCTACGCTTGGTAATGTTTCATACAAACTGCCTAAATCAAATCTACTTAATGCCACAGGTGGATTGTCAACTTGTGCAGCGTTTGCCCTTTTTAATACTCCGTTAATTGCTATATTTACCTTATTATTAACTCCAGTGAAATCATATCCAATAGCTATCGAATAAATCCCATTACTCGCTAAAGAGTAATTATAGCTATTAGTATCTATTGCACCACCCATTGTTGTTATAAAAATTGACCTACTCGCATTTGTAGAACAAGTAATATAGTCATCTAAAGTCTCATCATTCAAACTAAACAAGGTATCAACCTTTGTATAAGTACTTGAAAATATTCTTGCACGAATAAAAATAGTTCCTTTTAATCCGTATGCTATCGTAGTGTTATATGCTTTGTCTTGTGGGCGTGTTACTGCTGCACTATCTGTTTCTATTCTTGAAGTAGCATAAGTACCCGATTCAAATTGTGGAATCCATACCTCTGCATCCCCTATTATCTCAAACCCACAATTTTCAGATGTTGATGGTGGAGTTTGTTTGTAAGATAGCAAAACCCAATCTGTAGGGATAGTTTGGTAATCCTCATCTGCTCCACAAAAAAACCGAACAGTCGCAGTACTAGCACTCTTCAGCCAAACTGAATTTATAAAACTTCCACTCAAAGAAGTTAACCCCTGATAAACTATCGCATCTGCAAATGTAGATGCAGTTAATGCTCCAGTTGGGCTTATTGCATCGTTTACTGTTATTGTTCCAGTACCATTCCACGCTCCGTGAGATAAACTTGTAGATTTTAGATATAAATTAGTACTTTGTTTCTCAATAAGTAATTCAGGGCAAGTATTAGAATAGTCCACTCGTGGTACTCCACTTGCTACAAGTTCCAATAATCCCTCTTGATTTGTTCTATAAGCACTCAAAGCCCTACTCCACACGAAGTTACCCCCGTTGTTTGTAGGTTTTAAAGCGTACAATTCCCCAACACCAACACCATTTTTCTTTGTCAGTCCTAAAAATTGCAAACTATCTTGATATGCCTCTGTTTTTGTCATTTGGTTTTCTTATTGCCTTTAAACTCTTTGGTTTTTACTACTTCTTTGGCTTCTTTAACTTCGATACACTCTTTCAAGTAGCCTACCTTAATAAATTCAAGTATTTTAGGTGTTGATTTTACTTCGTATTCAAACCCTCTTCTGAACCTATCCCCCTCGTGAATAAAGTCCATTTTAGATATAACTTTCATAATACAAATATACAAATTTTTGCTAAAAGTTTTAGTATTACTTGTTTGGTAAATTTTGACATAAAAAACAAAAGGTAGATACAGTTAAGTACCTACCCTTTATTTGCTTTAACTAATTGATAGTCAATTATTCAACTTATACGTTACCAAGGTCAGCATATATTGCAGATGCTGGCATCATTAAATTTATCGCTTCATAACATTCTACGCGCGCTGTTACGAGATTTTGAACAAAATTCGTTCCATTCTCGTAAGAGAAAGTAACATTTAATCCTTCAACTTCAACTCTTTCGATGAAATCTCTGTCAATGATTAACACTTTGTCATCAGTTACCCAAGATGCTTCCAATACTGGAGTACCCCAAATTGTAACACCACCTGCACCATTTAAGATAATAGCACCTGCACCTGCGTAGTAACCTTTAGCAAATGTAGCGATAATTAATCGTGCCATTTGTGATGGGCTTACTAAAGCAAATGAAGCATTATAGTTAGCGTTTTTAGTGTTTGCAATTAATTGTACAATTTCTTCTACATCATTAGTTGCAGTAACGGTTGTAACACCAGTTGCAGCACCTGAAACGGTTGAGAAGAATGAAGCGTTTTCTGCTTTGAAGAAATCTCTTAACAACATTCTTGACAATGTACCTTGCATAAAAGGTAATGATTTAGCGAATTGTTTAGAGTAAGTTGCGTAACCTGCAATGTATGCGTTTACGGTCTTAACCTCTGTTAAATCGTAGTCAATTTGTGATTTAGCACTACCCTCTGTTTGTGCAGCGATTGAACCCTCTGAACCAGTCTCACGATATTGAACGTAAGTGCCAGTTGCACTAGATACCGATGGAACTAAATCTCTAAAGTTCAACGCTTGTGCAGGTAAAATTGCTTGTCTTTGTGAGTAACTTGCTACTGAATCTCCAGTCAAGTTAGCTGAAAGTAACATATTACCTACTGCTTTTAATTGAATTGTATGTGAACCACCTTGTGACTTTAAAGCCTTTTCGATGTTCCCCATTTCATTATCAGCAGCATCTGCCAACGCTTCGCCAAATGATTTAGCTTTCACATTCTCATTTGATTTTTTAGACATCAAAGTATCTAACTCATCTGCTCTTTCAGTAATTTTAGTGATTTGCCCTTTTAAGTTCTCAATCTCTACTGATTTCTCTTGTAATTTTGTTTCAACGTCAGACTTAACTGCGTTTACTTTTGAATCGAACTCTACTGACTTCGTTTCGATTTGTGATGCTACTGCATCAACTACATCTTTAATTTCCATTTTTTAATACTCCTTTTAATAATAAATAGTTAAATAATTCATTTGCTTTTTGCTCTGAATCGTTTATCGGCTCTAGTATTGGAGTGTTATTTTCTAACGGCTCATTTTCTTCAAGTGATAATAGTAATGATTCTATTGCTTTTAATCTGCTATCTGAATAAGGTAAATTGTACATCTTTACCAATAAATCCATAGCACTTTCTTTTTTGTTCTTTACATCTTGTACGATTGCCTTGTCATTCGCTGCCCAATTCGATAAAAACGAATATTCCCAAAGTTTAACCTCTGTAATCGTTTCCACCTCGTTTTCTTCATCTGTTTGTTCCTCAATGCTTTTAATCGTTTGAAATCCGATTGATAATTCAGCATTTAAGCCATTAGCAAGGAATAACTTAATATCCTCGTACATATCTCTACTAACCTCTTTTTTAAGGTTAAATTGAGTAGTGGTTAAAAGTCCATAAGGGTCGTTACCATTAATCTCTAAAGGCACTCCCAACCCTATACGAGGGTCGTGGTCTTTCAGTACTCTGATACGCTTTTTATTCTCTTGTATAGTCTTTGTGAAAGCCCCTTGTACGATTCTTTCTTTGTCAGCATCTATGTTGTTGTAAACACTTGCATAGGCTATTACGATACCTTTTGCATCATCTAAAGCCTTTATTTCGTGTGATACTTGTTTAAACTGCATACTCCTTTATTTACACAAAAATACTAATATTTTTAGCATTTTACAAAATTATCTTTTTAGCCATCTATTACCGTTCCTTGAGTATTGCCAGTTGTACTTCCAGTACCTCCAAATTGTGAACTTGGTGCAATCTCAAAAAACCCAATACCTGATTCAATCAACTCTACTTCACTCGTCAAATCTTCTTCTAAAACCATATTTGTTTTATTAGTAGCGTAATCGAATGATGCAGTATTACTAAAGAATGTAGAATCTAAAGCATTAAATTCAGCAAGGAAATCAGACCCACAAGTAACATCCTCAATAGTCCCTCCATCTGCTAATACTCTTATTTCAAAAGCATCCATTATGTCGTTATTAATAGTATAATTACTTGTACCCTCAATCTCTGTATATATAGGGAATCCTATCGGTGTTGTTATTACTTCGGGTATCGGTGTTTGCTCTGCATATATGTTACCAGTAAATCTTCTACCTGATGTTCTATAAAATGACAAGATAGATGCACACGTTTTTTGATTAAGTGTACTATCGTTAGTTTCTTCTGTTACCGATGTTTCCCAAGCACGTTCCCATTTTGCTGATGCTCTTATATAATCAAGAGTGAAAATATTATCCTTAACAAATATTATATCTTCGTAAGTAAATGAATCATTTTTATTTAATAACCCAGTATGAAATGAAGATTTTATAGTTTTTGTATTGCTATTTATAAATGTACCATTAGTGAAATAAGCTATATAAGAGAATCCCTTAATAGTTAAATTCCTTGTAGGTATCATATTTAACTGAATATTATCAATCAATAAATAAGGTGTTCCACTTGATGGGGTTTGCACTCGTAGTGGTCTTACTAAAAATAAGAAGTTCTTAAGTTCAAAAAACCAATTAGTAGTGGATGCACTACCAGTACCATCCGATGCAGTATATTTACTTAATACTTGGAATTGCTGCCATTGTGAATCATCTGCATAAGCATCAATCCTTACTGGACTTGAACTTTGTAATCCTGAAAGATTAGTAGTATTCCAATCCCCATTTTTATCGAATGAAGTATATTTAGCATCAGTTGGTCTATAAAATGCATTAGTAAAATTGAACCCATCCCCATTTACCCCTCCAACTATCTTATAATCAAACTTTATATTGATAGCAAAACTATCTCTTAAGTTTACATAAGTACCAGTATTTGCATCATAACAAGCAGTAAATTTATCCATATCTACTTCCATTTGTAGATAACTACTACCCGTAAATGCACCCGATTTGCTCTCGTTTAATATACATTTCATTATCTGTATATCGTAAGGATTACGCAACTGATTAACTACTATGTAAGGGTCTGTTATTGGTGGATTTATTGTTTCCCAAATATCTGCTATATCCCCAGTCTTTTGAAAGAATCCATAGTTAGGGATAAGGTTTTTAGGTCTATAATCGTACTTTAATTGCATTGATGCAATAGGAGGGCGTAATGTTACTATTTGGTTTACATCGCTCCATATCGTGTCTGTACCTCGTGCTATTCTTGTTTTAATATTATAGGTACTATTAGATATGAATGTACCTGCATAGTCGTATTTTCTATAAGGTACTAAATTATCTGTACTTGTCGCTAATTCGTTAATATTTAGAATTGTCCACGTTGAATCCCTATTATCTTGATATAAGATACAACCTAATGAAGTTAGTAAATCTGTTAATAGTTGGTCAATAGTTCGAGGGTATTTTTTATCCCAATCAATAGCAGCGTACTCATTAATGAACATTCCAGTTTCATTAATCGCTACCATACTTTCTTTAAAGTTCATAGCAAACTTAACATCCAAGTTAAGCCCTATGTAACTTAAGCATCTAACTACAAAATCCTTTATACTTAACCCTGCATAAAAATCTTGTGAAATAGGTATAGAAAATTGAGTAGTATCTGTATAAACATACTCTTTTAAAATCCCTAAATTATCAGTTGCAGTTAGTCTTATATAGTATTCATCTTGCCACTCATACTGAATATCTGAACTTAATAAAAACCCAGTCCATAAAGTTGTTTCAGTTACTTCTGTTTCATTTATAAGTTTGAATATTACCTTAAATGATTGATTATTTATAGAATAAAAATCTTCTGGTACTACTACTGAATTGCTACCTAATTTTATGTTTATCTCTGCACTTGATGACCTAAAAGGCTCAAATACAAAGTCCGATTTAGAACGATAGTTTATAGTAAATGGATTGTTAGCACCATCTAAATTAACTACATCATACGTTACTGGGTTTTCTTCGTTTTTATAGAACTCTAAACGATAGTAAATAGTATCAGCAGATGGATGTTGTAATTTATAGTTGGCATATTTCAAACCAACCCATTCCATTTTGTATTTATAGTTGTAAGTCATTATACTAATCTATCTAAACGACCCGAATAATTTTGTAGCACTCCATAGAGTTTATCTCCTCGAATTTCGAAATCCACCGAGCCACCTCCACTATTATTATTACTAACTCCCGTATTTACTCGTTTTGCACCACCTCCACCATCTAAATTAATCCCACTTGTCATTTTAAAAATATCCTTAAAACTATATGCTTTCCCACCAATCATATTAGTACCTGCAGTTGCTATTGATACTGCTATAGATAAAGCTACTGCTACTGCTAATGCTGCTAATAATCTAGCTATTAACTGCTTTATAACTTGTGTAAATGCCTCTGCAAATGTTTGTGTTCCATTTATAGCACTCTCAAACGCATTTGTAGCACCAGTACTAATAGCATTAAACCATTCAGTAGTAAGAGTACTATAATCTTGCGTATTTGTTTTTAAACCATCTAATGTAGTTTGAACTCCTAATATTTGAGTATTTAATTCAGTCCACTTTTCAGTACCTATTGGTGTTATCGCTAACTCATCTTGAAGTATTTTAAGTTTTTCTCCTAATCCGTAAATAGTTGTTAAGTCTTCTAAATAAATACCCGAACCTTGTCCAAACTTTTCATCTAATTTTTCAGCAGAACTCTTTAACTCTAATGTTTGCTTTGATAATTCTCCATCAATTAATGCTTTAAAAAATGGATTGTTTACATATTCTTCTCCTAATAAACCTAATGATTTAGGGCTTTCTTTGTAAAGGTTAAATAACTCTTTTGCAGTTGCTATTTGGTCTTTAGCACCTTGCATCATTTCTAATGCAGGATTATAACCTCTATTAGTTGCTTTAGTTATTTCAGGTGGTTTAACTTTAATTAATTTATTAACCTCTGTTAATTGATTAACCAACCATCCATACTCTTTATTTAATGTAACTACTTGTGCTGATTGATTGCCATATAATATTGTAGCATCAGCAGTTAATTTAAGATTTTGCTCTAATGCTGAATTTATTTCACCTTGTTGTGTTGCTATTTTCTTTTGGTCTGCATTTAC